GCTGCGTTGTATGTTTCACTCAACGACCAATCTTGTCCAGATGTGGTAACAGTGTATGTGCCAGCACCAGAGGTAGCACCACCCATCGTGCCTGCCGTGATGTTAGAACCAGCAGCAGAATAACTACCACCAATTCTTACAGCAGTAGAGCGAGCAGCATCAACAGTAAGTTGGACCGAAGAGGCGTGCTTAGTAACAAGACCACCAGCGTATGCAGGGGTTGCCATCAAAATCATTACGATAGGAAGAAGTTTACGCATTTTTCCATCGATTAGGAGTCCTATCTATATGTAGGTCGGGAAAACTTTACAGATATGTTCGGTTTGCTTGACAATGTATTTCTAGGTATTACTGTTAAATAAGTATGGTTGCCTTCGGGGACCACACAATCAAACTCGCTTATTAAAGGAGCATAACAGATGACTGGACTGCGTAAGTTCACCACGAAAGATCTTAATGCCGTGGTAGATGCTGCACAAAGATATAGTGTAGGATTCGATGATCTATTCTATAGATTGCATTCTTATGGAATGGGATCGGTCAATGAATCATATCCTCCATACAACATTGTCGAAGAATCCAATGTCAAATGGAGGATTGAAGTAGCACTTGCTGGTTGGGCAAGGGAAGAGATTGAAGTTTCAACTGAAAGTAATGTCCTTCTAGTTAGATCTATTGCAGCAAAGTCGAAGGGTGAAGAAGAATACATGCATAGAGGTATCTCTACTCGCACCTTTGCTAGAGGATTCAACTTATCGGATGATGTTGAAGTCGGCACAGTTTCTTTCAATAATGGATTACTTGTGATAGAATTGAAGAGAATCATTCCTGATCATCAGAAACTCAAAGTCTATGATATCCAAGATACTGAAAGTACTGCTTCATCCAGCGACTCAGTTTAATTTACTGGTGGTAGGTTTTCTATGTGTAATTCAAGGTCTCCACCTTCATGCTCACCATACTATGAATCTTGATGCTGATAGTTATGTACATAACTTCTGCAAAAAGAATATTGAAAAGTGTGAGAGGATTATTTCCGACTTAGATTAGTGTATACATAGTATACAACCAAAGAGACCTCCCAGCGGGGTCTCTTTTTGTTTGGAGTATACTATGAATGTGTATGTAAATTTAAAACCGAATAACTACGACGGTGAGTCTGACCTCTTGACAGTAGAAGTCCCATCATCTTATACTGATGAGCTTCTGCGTTATGTAAGACCTATCGCAGATCAAAAGAATATCAACGAAGACAAAATCCTTAAGGATATTATTAAGGAAGCAGTATTAGAAATTGAAAGGAGGAATTATGAGCGTAAGAGTCGTAAGAGTAAGAAGCGGTGAAGACGTAATTTGTGATATCAGAGAAATTCATGCAAAGGAGGGTGAGCAACAACTCTTAGGATTTCAATTGATTAATCCATACGTTGTTTGGATTTCTAGTGGTATGACCGCAGAAGATGATGATGGAAACATCCATAAAATCAGTAATCCTGAAGTTACTATGGAACCATGGATGCCTCTGGCAAAGGACAAAACTATCATCATCAGAATGGATGAAGTTGTGAGTGCATATGAAACTCATGATCAAATTCTTGAAAAGTATACTCAATTAGTGGAGGTAACAACAGCAAATGGTCAAGATTCTACTGCTGAAGCATGGGACTCTGAATGAGTATCTTATCGGTAAAGTGACTGAATTGGATGAAGAACCAGCAATCCTAGTTGAGGGTTGCTATAAAATTGTTGATGGTAAGTTGGAGGTTTATCCTTTGTACTCTAGTCAACGAGATCTCTTCTTGACATCTGATGCAGTTTTTACTATAGTGGATCCATCTACAGAGATCCTAGGGGAGTATCAAAAAGTACATGAGTAGTTTCTACACCAACATTCAACTGGCAGGAAACACTATCCTTTATCGTGGGTATGAGAATGGAAAGCAAATCCAATCTCGTACCCATTTTTCGCCTACATTATTTGTTACTTCTAATAAGAATGAAAAGTATAAGACTTTAGATGGCGAGAATGTAAAACCTATTAAGTTTGATTCGCCAAAGGACGCAAGAGATTTTATCGCCAAGTATGAAAATGTACATGGATTTAAAGTCCATGGTTATGAGAGATTTGTATATCAGTTTATCGCTGAGGAGTTTCCTGGTGAAGTTGACTATGACATGAAGCAGATGAAAATCTTCTCCATGGACATTGAGGTTGCATGTGAGAATGGATTTCCTAATGTCGAAGAGGCGGCAGAGGAGATGCTTTGTATTACAGTCAAAGATATGAATACAAAGCAGGTGTATGTCTGGGGTACCAGGGAATTTACACCACCTGAGGGGATTGAATTCTTTGTCTTTTGGACGGAGCATGAAATGTTAAGTCATTTCATTAATTGGTGGTCTGAAAATACACCAGATGTTTTGACTGGTTGGAATGTTAACCTGTATGACGTGCCATATATCTGCCGTCGTGTTAATCGTGTGTTGGGAGAAAAATGGATGAAGAGTCTGTCTCCTTGGAATCGTGCTAATGAGCGTGAGATTAACATCATGGGACGTACGCACATCGCATATGATTTATCTGGGATTAATATCTTAGACTATTTGGATCTGTACAAGAAATTTACTTATACCAATCAAGAGTCCTATCGCCTGGACCACATTGCTCACGTTGAATTGGGACAACGTAAGTTGGATCATAGTGAGTATGAAAACTTCAAGGACTTCTATACCCGTGACTGGCAGAAGTTTGTTGAGTATAACATCCAAGACGTTGAGCTGATCGACCGACTGGAAGACAAAATGAAACTCATTGAGTTGGCAGTGACTATGGCATATGATGCCAAGGTCAACATGGAAGATGTCTATTCTCAGGTCCGAATGTGGGACACTATGATATATAATTATCTGAAGGATAGAGATCTTGTTGTCCCTCCTCGTAAAGGAGCAAAAAAAGATGAGAAGTATGCTGGTGCGTATGTTAAAGAACCGACTCCTGGAATGTATGAATGGGTGGTCTCTTTTGACCTCAACTCCCTATACCCTCACCTCATTATGCAGTACAACATCTCGCCAGAGACGTTGGTTGAAACTAAGCACCCGTCCGCAACGGTAGACAAAATCCTCCATCAAGATATTTCCATCGATGGCGAGTATTGTGTTTGTGCTAACGGTGCCCAATACCGTAAGGATATCCTAGGATTCCTCCCTGAAATGATGCAGAAGATTTATGATGAAAGGACCATTTACAAGAAACGAATGCTGGCAGCGAAGCAAAGTCTTGAGCATTCCAAGACACCTGCAGAGACCTTGGCACTTCAAAAAGATGTGTCCAAATTCAACAACATCCAGATGGCAAGAAAGATCCAACTCAACTCTGCCTATGGTGCCATCGGAAACCAATACTTCAGGTATTACAATCTGGCAAATGCTGAGGCGATCACTCTCTCGGGTCAAGTCTCGATTCGTTGGATCGAAAACAAAATCAATGGATACCTAAATAAACTTTTGTCTACAGAGGAAGTCGATTATGTTGTCGCATCTGACACCGACTCAATCTATCTTAACCTTGGACCTCTTGTTACTAAATTCTTTAGTGCTAAGTCTGGTGATAAAGCAGCGATTGTTTCCATACTTGACAAGATCTGTCAGGAGAAGTTGGAGCCATTTATTGAATCGTCATATCAGGAATTGGCGACGTATGTTTCTGCATATGATCAGAAGATGAAGATGAAGCGTGAGAATATCGCTGACAAAGGTATCTGGACTGCAAAGAAGCGATACATTCTCAACGTGTGGGATAGCGAAGGTGTCCGATATGAGAAACCCAAATTGAAGATGATGGGTATTGAAGCAGTGAAGTCTTCTACTCCTGCCCCATGTCGTCAAAAAATTAAGGATGCACTCAACGTTATCATGAATGAAGATGAAGAATCTGTACAAAAGTTTATTGCTGATTTTAGAGATCACTTCTCTGAGTTGCCGATCGAAGACATTTCATTCCCTCGTGGTTGCAATAATCTAAATAAGTGGTCCAACCCAGCAACTGTGTATACTAAAGGCACTCCCATTCATGTCCGTGGTGCTCTTTTGTATAATTTCTATATCAAGAGAAATAAACTTTCTCATAAGTATCCCCTGATTCAGGATGGAGAAAAAATTAAATTTGTTTATCTTAAGACACCTAATAAGATTAATGAGAATGTTATTTCATTCTTTCAAACATTTCCTAAGGAATTGGGGATTGACAAACAGGTGGACTATGATTTACAATTTGAAAAGAGTTTCCTTGAGCCCTTAAAAGTTATCATGGATACTATTGGTTGGAAACCAGAAAAAATCGCCTCACTAGAATTTCTATTTGGATGAAAACAAAATACATCGTATCCTATCAAAAAGCATTCGGATTTTCCGTTAGGGAAGAGAAAGAGTTTTCTACTCTAGAAGATGCAAATTGGTTTTCCCGTGCCATGAAACGGGCACAATATATTACAAATGTTATGGAGGTCAAGGAGTGAATTTTTTACAGGATGTAGTAAAGGAGATCGGCAATGAGTATGCAAGTTTGGTCTCCGATGGAGTTGCTGCTGGTGACACAAGTGGTTACATTGACACTGGCAGTTATATCTTTAATGCTCTGGTATCTGGAAGCATCTTCGGTGGTGTCCCTGGAAACAAGATTACTGCTATTGCAGGTGAATCCTCTACTGGTAAGACTTTCTTTTGTCTTGGCATTGTGCAGCATTTCTTGGAATCTAATCCTGAGGCTGGTGTAATTTACTTTGAGTCTGAGTCTGCTATCTCCAAGCAGATGATTGTGGATCGTGGTATTCCTGCTGATCGTATGATGATCGTGCCTGTGTCTACCATTGAAGAGTTTCGTACTCAGTCATGCCGCATCCTAGACAAGTATATGGAGCAGGATAAAGACAAGCGTCAACCTATGATGTTTGTCCTGGATTCTCTTGGTATGCTTGCCAGTAACAAAGAGGTTGATGACGTTGCTAACGACAAGCAGGTCCGAGATATGACCAAGAGTCAGTTGATCAAGGGTGCTTTTCGAGTCCTCACTCTGAAACTTGGTAAGGCAAACGTGCCCATGCTGGTCACCAATCACACCTATGATGTCATCGGATCGTATGTCCCCACTAAAGAAATGGGTGGTGGATCTGGTTTGAAGTATGCATCTTCTACTATCATCTATCTTTCTAAGAAGAAAGAGAAGGATGGTAAAGAAGTCGTTGGCAACATCATTAAGTGTAAGGCACAAAAGTCTCGTCTCACGAAGGAGAATAGCGAAGTTGAAACTCGTCTTTATTACGACCGTGGATTGGACCGCTATTACGGACTACTGGAGTTGGGTGAAAAGTACGGAGTATTCCAGCGCAAGGGGAATCGTATCATGGTTGGTGAATCTGCTGTTTATCCTAAGTCTATTCTCGCTGATCCCGAAAAATACTTCACCCCCGAAGTGATGCAAGCACTTGATGAGTGTGCAGCAAAGGAGTTTCGTTATGGCAACTGAGTTAAAAGATTATATCCGAGTCTACGATGGTGTTTTTGACAAAGAGTTTTGTCGAAGTGTAATTACACAATTTGAATCTGACTCTGAATATCATGAAATTCTTGATAGAGATAAGAGACCATCTTTTACTGAGATGAATATCTCTCAAAGATATCTTGCTAAAGATAAAAACTGGACAAAGATTCAAGAAGATATTCAGAATGTCTTTGTAGACTACACCAATCTGTATATTGAAGATCTAGATATTGGTCCAGACTTTCCTGCAAAGTATGCTTTTGAGCAGTTTAGGATGAAGAAGTATAGGACCAATGTTGATGAGTTTAAAGATCATGTAGATGTTGGGGATCATGCATCTGCCAGAAGATTCCTGGTTATGTTTCTATACCTAAATGAGGTTGGTATTGGAGGCGAAACACATTTTCCAAAACTCAACTACTCAATCGAGCCAAAGTGTGGTAGAATCTTGATGTTCCCATCTCTTTGGTTGTATCGCCATGCAGGGAAACCAGTTACTGCTGGTCAAAAATATATTGTTGGGAGTTACCTTCATTACCTATGAGCATTGAGAATACCATTATCAATAATCTTGTCCACGATGAGAATTATTGTCGAAAGGTAATTCCTTTTATCAAAGAAGAATACTTCACTAGTGCTGGTTGTAAGATTGTTTACAACGAGATCTCAGACTATGTGATTCAGTATGATGCTCTTCCCACTAAGACTGTGCTCTCTATCGAGATTGATAAGAGGGATGATCTCAGTGAGTCCTCTTACAAAGAGGTGCAGAGTGTCATCGATGGGATCGTCAATGAAGAAAGTGATTTCAAATGGATGGTAGATACCACTGAGAAGTGGTGTCAGGAGAGAGCAATCTATCTTTCCCTGATGGAGTCTATCAAAATTGCTGATGGGCAAGACACTAAGAAAGACAAGGGTGCTATTCCTCACATTTTATCTGAAGCATTGGCTGTCTCATTTGATAGTCACATCGGACACGATTACATAGACGACGCATTAGCACGGTATGATTACTACCATAGAACAGAAGAAAAGATTCCATTCGATCTGGAGTTTTTCAATAAAATCACGAAGGGTGGACTCCCGTCTAAAACTCTTAACATCGCTCTTGCTGGCACTGGTGTTGGTAAGTCTCTCTTTATGTGTCATGTCGCTGCATCGTGCTTACTCCAAGGTAAGAATGTCCTTTACATCACGATGGAGATGGCAGAAGAAAGGATTGCAGAGCGAATCGATGCCAATCTCCTCAATGTAAATATCCAAGATCTTGCAACATTACCTAAGGTAATGTTTGAGAATAAACTAACAAATCTCAGCAAGAAGACTCAAGGTAAGCTAATTATTAAAGAATACCCTACGGCATCAGCACACGTTGGACACTTTAAGTCTCTTATTAGCGATCTTGCTCTTAAGCGGTCTATTCGACCCGATATTATCTTTGTGGATTACCTTAATATCTGTGCTTCACAAAGATATAAAGGGAGCGTTGTCAACTCCTATACCTACGTCAAAGCAATCGCAGAAGAGCTTCGGGGTCTTGCTGTTGAGTGTGACGTACCTATTGTATCTGCTACGCAAACCACTCGTGCAGGTTACGGTAGCTCTGATGTTGACCTTACTGACACTAGTGAATCCTTTGGTCTCCCTGCTACTGCTGATCTTATGTTTGCCCTTATTAGCA